CCCAGTAATGAACTTTACACCGAGCCGTGGAAATGATAAGCATGTAAGAGTAAACTCGGTTGCACCGCTATTTGAGTCAGGAATGATTTGGGCCCCTGAATTTAAATTCGCGGAAGACGTAATCGAGGAATGTGCAGCGTTTCCTTTCGGAGACCACGACGATTTAGTTGATAGTATGACTCAAGCCGTTATGCGCTTCAGGCAGGGTGGTTTTGTCACTCACCCAGAAGACTACGTAGAGCCCAAGCGTGAACTTATAAATAGGACATATTATTAATGAATTATGTACAATTTGTTTTATGGGCTGGCAAGCACGGCTTTAAATATGGTCAGAAATATTTAAACAAAGCGTGGCAAGAAGCGACTAAGGGCGGAAAAGTCGTTCTCGAAAGTCAGTTCCCTAAGCTGGTTAACAAAGCTAAAGATCTCTATAAAAATTTTAAAACATTTGATCCTAAGGTTGTTCCTAAAACGAAAGTTGCTCCAAAAAGAGACTTTATTCGTAAAGGTAATGAAGATATTAAAAATATTTCTGAAGGAATGAAACCTAAAGATGGAACTGTAAATCTTGGAGATCGAATTATTAAACAAATGCAAAAAGAAGGAAAGAAAGTAACGTTTGATGATCTTGTTAGAATTTATGGAAAGAAGCCACCAGGAAAAGCGGACGGTGGCAGAATCGACAAGCCACTACCAACACGAAGCAGGGATATATAATGGCTAAAAAACGTAAAGGCGATCATCATTTTTCCAGTTGGGGTCCTGATTATGATATAGATACAAGTTTCGGAGGAATAGATAATAAATATTCTAACGCATCCATACCCGAGGGCATAGAACTATTGAAAGGAGATTTAAAAGATCTCGCTGCTGAATATTGGAGAAATACACAATTAGAAGAAAATCAAGTATTTAAACTTCCGCCTCTGCCACTATCACTTTTACGATATTTAAGAAAACCCATCAAAGGCTTATACGAAGCAGATAAAAAAGCTACTTTAGGAGCAAGTTTGTTAAAAACTGTAGCAGGGGATTCATCTAGAAGAGGATTTTTAAAAACTATAGTGGGCAACAGTGATAAACTCAGAAATGCAAGAATATTAAAAAAGATGATAGAAGATTCAAAAAAAATTAAAAGTAAATTTAAATTTGAAGATTTGAGCAAAGGATCCAAGGCGTATAAAAAAATGGAAAAAGAGATAGCAGAAATATTTAGTAAACATTCTACTAAACATGCTGAAGGCGGAGTGATTGAAGAAGTTTGGGACAAAAAAGGGATTGAAAAGGCCAAAGAATCTTTAAAAGGTATGAAGCCTCATTTAATGGAAGAATCTTATATTCAGCTTCTTGATTTTTTAGACAGCAAACAAAAAGAACTCGACATGGACATTATGGAATCCGCAGGCGGCCTAGGTGAGATGCTGGGTGAAGGTGGTGTAGCGGGTCATAGTCCTTTAGCTGTTGAACAACTTCCAAGTCAAAGAAGGAAAAAACACATTCCACATGAATTTCCAAAGCTGTATGAGGGAAGGTCTGAAGGCGGAAGAATCGGAATGATGTATGGCGGTGATCCGGGGTTCGCGTTCTCTTATGGAGGCTCCTGGGCTGACTGGAAAGATAACCACGCTAGTGAAATGCCGTTGATGGATTATATTTACCAGAAACTTCCTAAAGCAAGACATCCTTTCTCTGATGCGAAATATAATAGTGGTGGACCGGTACATGAGTTAGATGGATTAGCATTAAGTATATTTCAAAAACCTTATGCTCAATTAACATCTTATGAACAATCTGCACTTGATAATTTTAAACATGAAGCCTACGAACCGATACCCAAAGCCGAAGGCGGAAGGATTGGGATGGCTGAAGGCGATACACCGAGTGAAGCTTATTTAAGAGATCTTTATTATGATGGCGGTTGGGATGACCGAGGAGATATAGGTTTACATGAATTTATGCATGGCCCGATCGGAGCGAATGAATGGTTTAAGCATATCAACAAAGCCGAAGGCGGAAGAATCGGTTTTCAAGAAGGTACAGGAATTATGAGTCAAACGGGTATTCCCTACTATGCTGACAAAGCGGTAGAAGGAATAGTTCATTCTGCTGAAACTTTATCTAAATTACCTTTTGCTGGCGGTGAGTTAATTAGCAAATTGCTTCGTCAAAAACCTAATAAAAAAATGTTTAGTGAAGCTTTAGAAAATATTACTCCGGGTTCATGGGCCAAGAACCTCGGAATATCATCCTTGGCTGAAGCGGAAGGGGCAAAAGTATCCGATAAGCAAAGAGCCATCGGAGACGTTTTAGGACTTGGAACGGAAATGGCCGTCCCCGTAGGCGTAGCGTTTAAAACAGGACAAAATCTAATTAATCAGGCGAGCAAAGTATTCGGTAAATTAAAAAAGGGAAAAACGTTAGATCAAACGATCAATGATACAATAACGGATTTCGGTCAGAGTCGAAGAGACTTTAACATTCTAGCCGGTACCAGTGGTTTGATGGTGGCCTTAAAAGCGATTGGACTGGGGGGTCTTTTAAAAGGAGCTTCAAAAAAAGTAGATGATATTAAAGTGACATTTAAAAGTGACGCAGATTATTCTTATGAAGGACCTGAATCAGGTTGGGAAGGTGGAAATTGGACGAATATTAGTTTTGAACCTTTAACTAAAATCGGTCAGAAAATTTTGGATAATATCTACCAGTTAGGCAGTAAAAAAGGTGAGGGAATCTTACCGACGCGTGAAGCGGTCGATGAATATGCAAAATTTGGAGCTCATGCAGATACTACGGGCTATGGAACGGATGCTATTGAGGTTATTAAAAAAATAAAAAAAGCTAAAGGAAACATACAGGTAGAAACTTTTAAACCTGGAAATTTGAAAAATAACACCTTGGGTGAATTAGAATCTATAATTTTTAAAGGGGACGATATAAATTTTAAAAATATCATGGATAAAAGTGATGATCTATTAACGGATACTCACTATGGCAATCCAAGAATGGTGCCAAGTGATCAGGAACTGGAATTTGTAATAGATGCACTTAAAACTAAAAAAGCAGAAGGTGGAAGGATTGGAGCCGCAGCGGGTCGATTTATAGATTCCGTAGGTATAGGACCTTTAAATATTAATCCTAGAATGGGGATTACGGAAACGGAAAAACCCCTAGGGCCTGATGTAGATAAAAAAATAGGAACAACGAATATTGGAGCTGATATTATGCTCGATCTTCCTAAAGATTTTTATCTTAAAGGAGAATACGATAAAAACAGAGCATCTGAAGATATTTATTATCAAGGAGAAAAAGTTTTAGAGGATGTTCCTTTTGATCATGATATTTGGAAATATGGTGCGGGCATTGAAAAGGAGGGCTTTCGAGCCGAAGTAATTTATAATCCTGAGAATGAACGATATGAATTTAAACTGGTAAAATCATTTAATGATGGTGGCAAAGTATGGCGACCTAAAAGTGCACCCAAATTAACAACAACCATACCTCCAGAACGAGGTCCAACACCGCAAGGATTGACTTATTTGACAGGAGATGATATAGTTCAAAATATAGGATAGAAAATGGCAGATATAGATAAGACATTCCCCAATGTCGTAAAACAACCTACAGAAATTCCAACACCTGAAGTAACGGGAGAAGATACTGAAGTTAATTTAGTGGAAGATCAAGTTACAGAGGACGTTGAACAAATCGAGTTACCCGATGGCGGCGTGGAACTTAATTTTGACCCACGATCCAAGCTCAATGGACAACAACCCCAGGGGCATTTTGATAACTTAACCGATGCGGTAGAGGATGGCTTTCTTTCCAAACTGGGTTCAGAAATGCAAGCCAATTATACCGATTATAAAAATTCAAGAAAAGACTGGGAACAAACGTATATTAAAGGACTCGATCTTTTAGGTTTTAAATACAATATTAAAACCGAACCGTTTCAAGGAGCAAGCGGTGCAACCCACCCCGTTTTAGCGGAAGCCGTAACCCAGTTTCAAGCCCAAGCTTACAAAGAACTATTACCAGCCGATGGGCCGGTGAGAACACAGGTGATTGGTCGTAGCGATCCTCAACGTGAACAGCAATCACAACGTGTTAAAGATTTCATGAATTATGAGATCATGTACGATCTTAAAGAATACGAAGCTGAGTTTGATCAGATGTTATTTCACTTACCGTTAGCAGGCTCAACGTTTAAAAAAGTTTATTATGACTCTTTACTTCAAAGAGCCGTTTCTAAATTTGTTCAAGCGGATGATTTAGTGGTTCCGTATTCAGCGACTTCCTTAGATGACACGGAGGCCATTATTCACGTGGTTAAGATGTCGGAAAATGAATTGAGAAAACAACAAGTTTCAGGTTTTTATCGCGATGTCGAGTTAACCAAACCCGCGATTACAAGTGATAAAGTTGAAGAAAAACAAAAAGCATTAGCCGGTACGACTAAAGTCGGTCGTCAAGAAGATGTTTATACACTGTTAGAGTGTCATGTTAATTTAGATATTGAAGGATTCGAAGACGTAGGCCCCGACGGGGAACCTACAGGAATAAAGCTTCCTTATGTAGTAACGCTCGAAGAAAGTAGCAGAGTCGTTTTATCTATCAGAAGGAATTTTGCGCCCAACGATCCAACTCGGAAAAAAGTCCAATATTTTGTCCACTTTAAATTTCTGCCAGGACTAGGATTTTATGGTTTTGGATTGATTCACATGATTGGCGGATTGAGCAGAACCGCAACGGTGGCTCTCCGCCAATTATTAGACGCAGGAACATTATCAAACTTACCCGCAGGCTTTAAACTAAGAGGAGTTAGAGTTAGAGATGACGCAGCTCCGATTCAACCTGGAGAATTCAGAGATGTGGATGCTCCTGGTGGAAGTTTAAAAGACGCTTTTCAATTTTTACCTTATAAAGAGCCTTCCCAAACGCTATTACAGTTGATGGGAATCGTGGTTGCAGCAGGACAACGTTTTGCTTCGATTGC